CCCCACCTCCTACAGCTATTGGCTCTCCATCTGATTTAGATATAAAAACTACATCATGGTCCGAACAAACATATATTGATCCGGGAGGAAGTTTGTTTGGCATTTCACTGTGTTTTCCGTAGAATTGGTTTTGAGTTTGCTTCATTTGTTTTATTTAAAAGTTAAACATTTGTACTTCTTAAATAGTCAAAAGCATTTTGGGAAGTCATTAACTATTATTCGTGCAAAGAGGGAGTTTGAGCTCCCGCTTTGTTTGCTTCATTGCAAATCTTTGCTATTCTATTTTGAAGAAGAGGGCTTGTTTGCTTGCTTTCTTTTTATCTCTATTTCCTTATCTTTTCTCTTCATAAGGTCTTTATGTTTTGACATATCATTTTCTTGAGCCTGTCTCTTTATGCCAAGTTCATTTTCAAATCTCCTGAAATCATCATCACCTTCTAGTCCTTTGTCATCAAAGTCCTTTTGTATTCTTTGGGTTTCAGCCTGCAACTCAGCAATATATCTTTTGGTATCGTCTTCTCTATTAAATTTCTCTAAGTCTAGGTTTTGCTCAATCTGCTTTTCCATCTGAGCTTGTTCCATAGCTTGCTTTTGCAATTTATTCTGCTCTTCAGCTTGCTTGGCTTGAGATTCTTTCATAGACTGCTCGTCTTTCATTATTAACCTCTGAATTTCTCGAACAGAAGGAGAATTGTAAATCTTAATTGCGGTAGAAAAAGAAAGCATCTGATTTTGTAATCCCATTTGAACCATTCCATCAAGCTTTTGCTCCATCCTGTTTATTGAATCGTCATTAGACACAGAAAGACCATATTCTTCTTCAGCAAACTCATCTCCTGGAATTTCCATTAATTGTCTAGTCATATCATCTCCTATGTAAGAAAACTTTATATCTTGACCTTTTAATGCTATTTTTGCAGTTTCTAAAAGTATTTGAAAACATCTCTTTTTACAGAAGTCATGCATTGTAAACAATTCTTCTGTAATATGATTAGATTGAGACACAGCTCTTTCTACACCACCTACAGTTTCTCTATTTTCAACTTGACCAAGCCTCTGTCTAGAAACACCTGTTATTTCATCCATCTGAGCCTTAGCAAACTCCATCATCTCAATATGAGTTTGTATAAAGTCACCTACTCTTTGTTCAAGAACCCTACCGGTAGTGTTACCTACACTTCCAGCAAGCTTACCTTTAGCCATACCTCTTTGCCCCTCTTTAAAACTATCCACAACAGATATCCCGGACTTTCTTGCAAAGTATAACCATTTTGTCACTGACCACCCCGTAGGTACTTTAGCTAGATCTAATTCAACTATAGAGCCTAAGTATTTACTCATGGCTTCATTTACCCTGTACCAAGATATGTCGTACAAATACTGAAAAGGTTTTGCTCTGTCAACCATTGTAACAGATTCTTCATCTCCCGTGTTATAAACTTGTCCAACTATACCACAAGAATTAAATGAAGGTTGATTCATTTTGTTGTACTGTATCTCTCTTGGTTTTATTTGAAGATAAGTATCTTTTCCTATTTTGACTCCTTTCCACCATTGAGGAACCCATATTTTTTCCATGGTTTCACCCATGTTTTCATCTGCAACATATTCTTCTGATCTAAACTTAACTTGCTTCTTTCCCATTTGGTCAAAAAAGTTAACTTTATATATACACTTCATTGACCTCCAGAACATTCTTAACACCCTGACATTTCCATGACTATCTGTATAAGTATTCTTTCCTTCAGAGTTTATGGAGTCAAATATTCCTGTAGAATTTATGTAAGAATCCATACTTTCTCTTTGAAGTATCTTTAATCCAGCATCATCGTCAACAGCTTCACTAACACCATCAAGATTTGTGGTCCCGCTTATGTAGTTGCCTTCATCAAGCTTCTTCACTTCTGCATCACTTAAGTCGTTGTAAAAGTGATCTTGTATTTTACCTGGACTCCAAAAATCATCAATAACTATTACATCAGAATCTTCTATTTTATTAGAATAACCTGATCTAAGAGTGTGTGTTTTTAAAGGATTAAGTTTTTCAAAAGTAACATCTCCATTAACTATATCAAACATGTATATTTCTTCTCCCATAATAAGAGCATCCTTGAACCCTTGCTGGAATTTTATTTTCATATCCAACTTATCAATGTATCTTCTCATCAATAGGTTGGCTCTCTTTTCACGAATATCTTGATAGTCAAAGTTTACGTATTCACTGTATTCAGCCATTTCTTTTTCCATATCTTCTTCAGATACAGTAGACTTCAGCATTTCATTTATCTTTGCGTCAATTAATTTCTTTTTGTCTTTTTTTATTTTAGAAAGAGTTTCAGGATTGGTTATTTGAACTGACCAATCAAACTTTCTTCTCTTTTCTTCACCAACTAAAACATTAACCCTTGGAGTTATTATTGGGTAATGCTGTATAGCGTCAGGCACAAAGAACTTCTCTAAACCACCAGGGTTTAAGATGAGTTTCATGTCACTAACGTCTACAGTTCCATTATATAGATTTAGATTTATTCTTTTTGCCTTTCTCTTTCTCCTTATTGCAGAGTTATTTAAATAACTATTGTCGTCAGCCCAATCTAGATGATCTCTTCTCCACTTTTTCCCCTTCCTTTTAAAAGGTAGTTTTTGACTAGGAAAATTTTTTATTTCAGACATATCTTTTTTTAATGTTTTGTAAAGTTAATTAATAATCAATTTCTTTTTATATATTTATTATAGCTAAAAATCATTTAAGATGCCATCACCCCATGGTGAGCCACTCATTCTATTTACAGCTTTTTGCCAATTTTGATCAAGGAACTCGTCATCGTGAAAATAGTCTATAGAATTTTCAGTTCTTGACTCCTCAAACTTCTCTGTGTATTTAGCCCTATCCTCTCTAAGTATCATTACCATATCCATCGCAGATACCCTATCTGTATTTATGTCTGGATTCCATGCAATACACTCTTTTATGTATCCAATACTTCTTATTCTCCTTAAATTAGGTATTGTCATTGTTTCTGTGGCTCCAGTTTTTTCATCATATCTTTCTTGATCATAATGAGATAGCATCCATTGTCTTTGAAGTGTTTTACCTAACTTGATAACTTCCTTTGTTGTCCTTGTACCTTTTGCTCTATTTCCAAATAAATTAGATTTTACTATGTCCATGTCACGCAATATGTCAGGACTATCAGCTAGTAAATGTAGTGAATTATTGTTGGAGAAGTAGGAAAAAAGACCTTTAAGGTTATTTTCATAGTTAGATTGAGCATTGTAAAATAATGTAAGTCTCAAGCATGTTTCATAAAACTCGTTAGCTAGGACTGGCCTACCAGTATATTCCGCAACAATCTTATCCGTCCAAAGGTCAAATATAATAATACTTGCCAAAGAACCACCAATAGTATAGTCATTATCAATAGGATCAATCCCTCCAATATATCTATTCTCGAATACCTTACCATCTCTATCCTTATTAGGCATCTCAAATATCTCTACAGCCCCCTCAGAACTTCTACCTCCTTTTACTTTAAAAGGGAAATCTCTTATTGGTTGGCTATCTAGATCATTAACCCATTTCACAAATCCTTTTTCATCATACGCAAGCTTTCCTATCCAATGCGAGTCAATAAAAGTATTGTACTCCGGCATAATGTCTTCTAAATAATCCCTCAAATCAGCAACAGGAAATGCAGTACCCTCTGTACGCATAATAGCTTCTTGCGGAGTTATAGGTTCTTCTGCTTTTGTCTGTACTATTGTATTGACATCGGAAGCTCCGTATTTAATTGTAGTTCTCTTCTTGTTTATTTCTATTAAAGCTCCAATAACATCGCTGTTACCATCTTTGTCCATTTTACCCCTGTAATTCAGGTAAGTTCCAAAGAAAAATGCGCATTGTCCTTTTCCATTCGTGTTCTTGTCAAAGACATTAGGCATTGAGTGTATATTGTAACCTGAAGAGTTATAGAAGATTTCTTCTAATCCTTCAAAGGCTCCACCTTCAACACCACCTGTACCACCTGCCATCATGAATCCAAATGCAAACCCAGATTCCTCTACTGAGGGCTGTGCAATTTTCCATGCAGTTAGGAAGTCATCGAATTTTCCTGCTTCTTCCCACAATACTAAAGCTCCCCTTTTACCACGAGCCTTTTGTGCGTCATTCTTAAGCGTAACACCCATTACCTCATTTAAAACACCAACTTCAACACCTTTAGCATTATCCTTACGACCCATTCTCCAGTGCATATCATTTAAAGAGTCTTTCAATGATCTTATTCTTGGCCAAGGAGTATGTGTTGAGTTCCAGTCAATAACTGTAACAAACTTGTTTAATATACCATCCTTAATCAAATATTCTTTTTCATTTGCAATTGCAAATGACTTTACCTTTTCTTTAGCTTTTGTAGTATCTCCTAGTATAAAGTTTTTTGCAAGCATATTACTCGCCTTTACAGAATAACCACAACCCCTTCTTTTTAGATTAGCTCCGTGCATACCTAGCGCACGACACTGCTCTACATAATGAAAGAACCAGTAATCTGCATCATAGACATAAGCAAAGCCTTCTAGCCTGTCAGCTTGTTTAGTACCTTTTATAATTTCTGCTCTAAGTAATGGAGCGTAGTTTAATTGAAAATAATAGTTTCCAGGAATCCACTCTCCATCACTTTTTCTAACAAACCCTTCTCTACATCTTCTAGCTTCTTCTTTCCAGAACTTATAATACTCTGAGTTAGGGTTTTTGTTGGGGAATAAATTTGTGTAACATTTGTATTTTTCAAAATGAATTGCTGCTGGTCTAAAATAATTCATATCCTCAAGGATGTGAGGGTCAGTAAGATTTACAGATATCAATCCATTAGGGTCTTTTTTTCTAACATCTACATCAGGATCATCAGTTGACTCAGGAAGAAGAGGATTGTCCCATCTCTCTAAATCTTTTGCGTATTTTCTAGTAGGGCTAGATAAATTCTGTATAAACATTATAGAATCTATGCTGTCTAGCAAGTCTGCCTTTTCTTCTCTAGGCATTTTCTCGAGTAACTCGTCTGTTAACTCCGTCTGTATTGAATTGAAACTTCTCATCATATACCCATATCTTCAAACATAGCTTGAGACCTGTTACCTGATTGAGCTTTCAACTCTCTCTCATTGATAACTTCCTTTTCTATCTGGTTAATAGCTTTTATTAATTTGGGTATTTTTTCTACAGAAGCTGTTATTTTACCTATGTCATGTATAGGCTTGTTAGTTCTAGCATCCCTCTCATTCATATTCACATTGTCTAAGAATTCAGATATTTTCTGAAGTATCAGCCTTGTGCTCTTCAACAGCTTAGTGCTAGTTGTTTCTGATGCCTTTTCGTAATAATGTATTGCTCTTACTAAAACCTTGTCTTTTCCCGTAAAAGATTCTGGCAATCCTATAAATTTTTTTATTTCAGATATCCTTTCATCAAGGTCAAGAAGATGCATAAAGTCACTTCTTTCATCTGCCATGTAATATATAAAAGCCAACTCTAGGTTAGCTTTACTTTTATCCTTACTCTCGTCTCTGTCCCATATTTCTTTAAACGGAACTATCATTAGTGCTTGCGGACTAAATGTGACGTTGTTTTGTATAATTTCAAATAAATTCATTCTCCCTAAATTTAAAATGCAATATACAAAAAAATAGCTCTACTGTCAAGTAGAGCTATAACCACGATTAAGTGACAATCTATTTTTTTTGAACACCTCCTTTCTTGGCGTCTTTTTTGATGGGGGAGGGTTCTTTCTCAATCTCTTTTACTGATCCTTCAATAACTGCGTGAGATATTGATCCGTGAGCTTGTTGTAACTGCTTTATTGCAGATCTTACCTCTATGACTTGAGGTGCTTTTTTAGCTAACTCCAATGAAGCTTCTATTGACTTCATTAAATCTTTTTTTAAACTCATAGCTTTTTGTTTTTATGGGAGTTCTACCCCGTTAGTATTAGACACATATTTCAGGTCTCTTTCCGAAAGATACAAATATTCTACACCATTTACAACTTCTATAGGGAGTGCGTATTCAAAATTCTCTTGAACCCTATCCTTCATGTTGTTGGAGGTTCTTTTTTTAAAGTTCTCCATGTTGATTACAACCTCCATTCCTACTGATACTGAAGCAACATTTGGACCTGTCGCTAGAACTAGCTGAGTGTCAGCAAAGTCCATGTTCAAGT